GATCTTCCTGCATATGTGTTATCCAGTTAGATAACTCTACGCCCTGCCACTCTGGGTAACCATCGTGATGCAAGTACATATTTACATAGCTATCGTCTTTTACTTTTGCAGGATTAACCGCAAAGCCTTGTTCAAATTGTTTGGCTATTGATCGGTCAATTACCATTGTTACGCTTCTTGTGCTCATCTAATATTAATTTTAAAATGTATTCGTATAATTCTTTTTCACGCTTTCTGGACTTTAATACAGAGTTATGTAAACTCATAGGTATAAATCTAGTTGCGGTACCGTCATCAATATCTTTTTGATAATCGTGTATTTCCCACTCTAACGCATTTATTTTAGCGTAGATTTTATCGTGTGCTCGCTCGTTTAACGTCATTACTTTTTGATAATGTTATCGCCGTATAGCACTGAATCAAGTGATCTGTCATAGAAGTCTGCCCAAGTTTGCAGTTGTCTGACGTCGTCAATAGTTAATTGATACCACGCTGTGTGACTCATTAGTCGGTACTTTAATTGTTTAGCGGCGCCGTATTCTTTTGCATTTGCATTTAGATTTTTTCGCAGTTCAGGAAATAATCTTTGGTAAAGTGATTTGCTCATAATTTAATTTTATTTAGTTTACATTTATATTATCCAATTGTATTCGTATTTAGTTTGTAATTAAACCATCTCTTCAATTATACCAATTAACTCACTGATTATCAGTACAATACATGCCACTACAATATTGAAGGGTAGTAGTGCATACCCGCCAATTCTTACTACACTCTTCAGAATTGACACATAAAAATGTTTCTTTGCATTCGGATATTTCATTAGGGAACATAGCGGGATTCGAACCCGCGTTACCGTATTCCTGCCTCCGGAAGCTTTTCTCCGGCCATACCAAATTATGTTCCTTGTGAGTTAGTGTGACTCAATATGTAATACACTTCCGTATGATCACATATATCCGTCGATAGTCGTCGCCACATACATATATATTGTCTCCTATTTCTCACTTTCTTCGCCACGATTTATGCACCGCAGCACTTACTTCTTGAGATACGATTTGCACCTCGAGTACTTGTTTGTTTGCAATTATAGGTACATAACTGTATTGTTGAGTTGTACTGCAATTAATACAAGTGTTGTAGCCTAGTTTTACTCTTCCGATTGGTATTATATTTTTACATTTACATTTTTTCATACAAATATATTATCCAATTGAGTTCGTATTTAGTCTGTATAATCTTCCGCAGGTACATATCCGGCGTGAAGTTTTTCGATAGTTAAGGTTTGTATAGCACCGTGCACCGTGTTGAATGCTTCGTCGTCTAATTTTTCAAACTCTTCAATTCCGTCCATTGCCCATGCAATAGAGTCATACAATGTTTCTATAATGTAAGTTACCTGTACGTCGGCAACTTCCTCCATAATTTTCATTTTACTCATAATCTTTAACTATTTTAAGGTTTAATTCGTTTGCAACATAGTTTATATGTTTTTGAGTGGTTACACTCCACCAACCGTGTTGTATTAAATTAGGGTAATCAACGGTTGCTACGTTTGTAGAGTAAGAATATATTTTATCATCTACTCGTCTTAGGTTTTGTTTGTATTTATTAAAGGTAGTTATCATATATTTAGTTTTTACATCTTCTAGAACTTATCCAATATTCACCATAAGGATCACTTATTTCGTATTCTTGTAATAGGAAGTTTGCTTCGGTTTTATCATTACATTCTTCTATTGTTTCGTTTTCGCCATTGAATTTATAGTTAATATATATCATTGTAATAAGGTTTTAGGTAGTTAGTATCGTAGTTAATTGATTTTGCTACGTTTTGTCTCCATTCCCACTCTTTCTTGCGGTAATCATAGCTTTGACACCATTTTTTAACTGCAGTTACTTGTGGTATTTTACCGTATTTCGCTTCATAATCAAGACATTCTTGTAGTTTAGCGTCGATTTGGTCCTGAGGATAGTCTATAAATTCCATATTATAAAGTATCAAAGATTCCAAAGGTTGCATTTTCGATTGATGATGGGTCAATTACAAGGTGGTATAGCAATTGGGCCATACCTAGTACCCACATTATAAATAATCCTGCAAGAACTATTTTTAGTATTACGTCGACCACTTTGTAGTCACTCATTTTTGAAAAGAATATTGCTTTTATCATAGTTATTAATTTATTATATTATCCAACTTAGTTCGTATTTAGTTTGTAATGTCCATTTGGATCCACCGCGTAGTAATTCCATCTGCCTTTATAAGCATAGGATTTACCTTTTAAGAACGTGGATTTTTGGTTTATTTTGTAACGTCTGTTACCCATTCCACTGCACTCGCCGTATACTTTGGCCATTTCATAATGTTGATGAGCTCGCTGTTTTCTTTTTGCTTTAGTGTAAGCCAACAATTCCTTCATCGACTTGCATACATAGTAAGTTTTATTTTCCTTCATAATAATTTATCATTTTATTTACTTTGTTAAGTGAATCTATACTCACCCATTCGTTGATTTCGCTCACATAGACGCATCCGTCTATTACTTTTAATTGATTAGTCATAGTATTAAATTTTAAATAGTTATTGTAGTGTTATAGTGTTCGTGGATTTCTTCAATTGCTTGTATAAAATCTTCTTTTTCAATTGTACCATCGTTTAGTTTACTTATTTGGAAACCTATTTCTCGCATTAAATTTTCAAAGTTTTTCATATTCAATTATATTATCCGTTAGTGTTCGTATTTAGTTCGTGAGTTTCAATTATACCTAGTACATCTTCTCTGGTTAATTTATTTTCCATTTGCAAACCTATTGCCCAAGTTAAATCGTTTCCGTAATTATCTGTATATATCATTGTATTCGTTTTTTATCATTCCTTTTTCTCTTTCACTCATTTCACTGAAAGTATATTGTTCGCCAAACATTTCTTTAGTTAATGTTTCTAACTTATTTTCGTCGTAGGTGTATAGTATTTTTTTCATATTATCTTACTCTATCGTATTTAGAAATTGGTATCATTGCAATTAACTCTACTAATCTTTTTCTTTGAGTTTCAGTAGGTTTAGTATAAGTACCTATTTCGTTGATTTCTTTATATATTTTATTTAAATTCATATTATTATTTTTTATTTACACTTATATTATCCAAATGACTTCGTGTTTGCTTTGTAAATAATTTCAAAAGTAGGTAAAATGTTTAATATGTAAAATGGTGTTGTAGGTGTAACACTGTATCTCTATATACCCAAAAGTGTGACATTAGGTATATAATGATTTAATAGTAGCTAGCTATTGTCGCTATTTACCGACTGTCAGTTTGTCGTGTTAGTAACTAAGTATGACAATTTGTCGCTTTTGAAAAGTTTGGCGCAATTTTTGCTATACAATGCTATACGCCACCGCGTAGATGCCACTGGTGTTGCGGTATCTACTTACTCTACACGGTGATGTTTTTTAAGATTCAAGTAAATCTATTTTTTCAATTACTTTGTTTCTTACATTAGTTGGCATATCAGTTGATTGAGACCAATACTTTCTTTTAATCCAACAAGGCATTACTTTTAGTTTAGGTAACATTACTTTTAACACTTCGTCGTGGTTATAAGTTATTTGTTGGTGTTTGTTATTAATAAAGGTTATTATTTGATTTCTACCGAACCAGCTTTCTCTTACTACAAAGTTGTTTCTGTGAATAGGTGGGAAGATTTCAGTTAATTCTTCTTTACTTAATTTACTTAGGTTTTCATTTAATTTACTCATTTTATTTAATTTTAATTGTTATACTTATTTTATATTATTATCCAGTTTACTTCGTATTCATTTTGTAAAAGTTTTACTTTTGTTTTAAAACTATTTCGAAGTAGATGTCTTCAAATACGTTGATAAAATCATTTTTATCTATATTGTTGTTTTCAAACTGGGAGACATGGAATTTTAATTCTTTTAATAATTTATTCATTTTATTTATATTTTTGGATTAATTTATTTATTTCTTTTAAGTTTTTAAAGTGATAGTGGTATATTACTTTATTATTATTTAATATGGTAAAGTCATACATTTTAAATTTTTTAGAGTAGACTATTTGAAAAATATTTGGGTGCATATTATTTATTTTTAATTACACTTATATTATCCAATACACCTCGTATTCACCTTGTAAAATGGGAGATGACAATATGACATATAAAAAATGAATGTATGACAATATGTCACAGGTGGAGATTCCGGCGCGGTTTTTGCTATACGCAATGCTATACATTGCTATACAGCTTCGCTGTAGCTCCGCTGCTACACTAGTATTATCCAGTGCAGCCCGTGTTTACTACGTAACAAAAGGTAAAACTTTTCACTAAAATATCCTAAAAGGTGGGGGGGTGGGGTAAAATAAATGGCTTTACTATAAAGGTATATTGCTGTAATATGTATATGTAACCCATAACTTCCCTATATGACATTAGCCTGTAAAGGTACATAAGTAGCTACCTAACGTCACATTATTAATAATTAGGTATAATAAGTAATAATAAAGTATGGCACAAAAACTATCAATGAAAGCCCGATTAGCGAAAGCAAAGCGAGACAAGAAATATGCGATGAGCGAGTGGGGCAAATACAAGAAGCGTACTGCACAGGCAAAGAAGTGTAAGAAAGGGTTTGATTTCGATCACAGATTGGGCAAGTGTATTAAAGCATCTAAGAACAGAGCCGGTGGAAAAGGCGGTACTAAAAACGAAAAAACCCAAAAGAGGTACGGGTATTAAAACACAACTATGGCTAGAATATCAACATACGTAAACGATACAACTATAAACGATGAAGATCTATTAACAGGATCTAATTTTATAAGGATAGGCGAGTACAACACTCGTAATTACAAGTTAGTTGATCTAGCGGAGTACTTTGCTAATTTTCAAATATCCGACAATCAGTTATATAGTTTTGCTGCAATAAGTCAGCAAGTTGAAACAAACGTTTCTGATATAGAGGCAAGCACCTTGTATTCACTTAACCTAGCATCCAGTTTTGGTACTGTTGATTCAAGTGGTAACCTAACTAGCTTGTCACAAAGTTTCGCTAATCAAGTATTTACAACAACTAACAACGCTAGATTTGCAGAAGCAACCTATGTAACTAATTTAGGCTCTAGTTTTGGTACTTTTGATGCGGACGGAAATTTAACTTCTCTTTCACAAGCATTTGCGGATAGTGTCATAACAACAACAGCTTCCAATAGGTTTGCTACAACCACATCAGTAAATACACTAACGTCTACAGTTTCAGGAAAACCCGATATATTTAGGCAAAATGATGCCCCCGATGTAACAAACGCTGTAGGATCAATATGGTACGATACGAATGATAATAATAAAGTTTACGTTTTAGTAGCAGGAACACCAAATGTATGGACCTTAACAGCGGACGACAGGATAATCACTAACTCGACGTCCATTTCTAACGTCAATCAGTCCGTTACAACATTGTCTAACTCTTTGGGTGCAGAAGCTGCATTAATTGACGAATTACAGACGCAATTTACGTTTGACACCAACGGGGGTATAACGGGGACAGCAGATGCGTTGGCAACGAGTATTACCACAGCATCGTCAAACGCAGCAGGAGCAGTAGCTACTGACCTAGATAAACTTGAGGCCGTATTTACATTCGATAGTAATAATGATGTTAGTGGTGTTGCGGGGGCGTTAAATACTTCAATTAATACAGCGGCCTCCACCGCTTCTAATGCAGTGGCCACCGATTTAGATAAGTTAGAAACTGTATTTAGTTTTGATTCTAACGGGGATGTGGATGGAATACAAGGCACGCTAGCAACAGCAGTAACCTCCAATGCTAATACAGCCATAAGCAATGCATCTTTAGCTTCAGCTTCTGAAGTGAACGAATTAAAGACACAATTTGTATTTGATAGTAATGGCAGTATTACAGGCGTGGCGGACGCACTATCAACGAGCATAACCAATACAGCATCCAGTGCGGCAGGCTCGGTAGCAACAGATTTAGATAAATTAGAGGCTGTATTCAGCTTTGATAGTAATAATGATGTTGATGGTATTTCAGGTGCTTTATCAACCGCTGTAACAAGCAATGCAAACACTGCTATAACAAATGCGTCACTTGCCTCAGCCGCGGATGTTACAGAAATACAATCTCAATTTGCATTTACAAATGGCGAAATAACGGGTGTTGCGGATGCATTAGCAAGCAGTATTACTACAACAGCTTCTACAGAAGCAGGTTCAGTTGCGAGTGATCTTGATAAATTAGAAGCGGTATTCAGTTTTGACGCTAATGGAGATGTGGACGGCACAGCCGGCGCCTTGAGCACTGCGGTGGCATCTAGTGCAACTACAGCTATTGCTAATGCAAATTTAGCTTCTGCACAAAGTGTCACAGATTTAACTTCAACAGTTGATACAAAACCTCAAATATTTAGACAAGATGCAGAACCAGGAACAACAGGTGTACCAAATAATTCGTTGTGGTACGATACTAATGATAACAATAAATTATATGTATTAATAAGTAGCACTTGGACAGCTACAGTAGATGGAACCATTGCGGTTGCCCAATCAGCTGCAAATACAGCACAATCAACAGCGGACGGAAGGCCAAAAGTATTTAGACAAAATAATGCACCAGCTACTAGCGAACCAGCGTCTTCCATATGGTACGATACTAACGATGACAATAAAATTTATATATTAGTTGGTACCACTTGGACCGCAACTGATGATCCTCGAATTACAACTAATTCAGCCAATATATCCACACAACAAACAGTAGTAACTAGATTAGATGGCCATTCAAAAGCAGCTTATTCGCTAACGGCTAATGCCAATAATGTGGTAACTGGCATGCAAATAATTGCGGCTAATAACCAAACGAGTAGTCTTTCAGAAATTAAATTTCAAGCAGATAAATTTATTGTAAATTCATCCACAACAAATTTAACGCCTTTTAGCATATCAGGTGATAAAATAAAATTTAACGGAGATATAGATGTAACTGGTACAGCTTTAATACAAGGAACGGATACCACCAGCAATGAGTTCACCGCGGTAAAAATAATCAACACAGGATCAACTAACGGTAAAGTTGGTATGAAATTACAAAACAGTTCTGGTTATTTTGCGCAGTTCTTTTTAGACACAACTACAGAAAATAATATAAATAATTACGGTTTTGATTTGCAATTAGGGCCAGCGTCTGGCGGAGGTGTAAATACTGTTGCCCATTTTAATGCGGGAGGATTATGTGTGCCGGCGGGTACAGGTACAACTGGAACTTATAACGGCAGAAGCATATTTTTTAATAGTGATAATGCTGCGGTGGATTCAGATTCAGGTAGAATGCACGTAAACAACTACTTTAAAACTTTCTTTTTAGATATTCCTACACCTCGTACCGACGGTGATTGGGCAAACAAGGGGTTTGTTATGAGAAGATGGAATTCGGGGAATAGTTCTAGCGAGGAGATCTTATCTGTTAAAACGGTAACTAGAAGTTTACATGTTTTTGGAGATATAGTAGCCTCTGAAACATCTGATAAAAGATTAAAGAATAATATAAAGCCAATACAAAACGCTTGTGAAAAAATAAATAAAATAGGGGGTTATGAATTTGATTGGAACGATAAACAAAAATTGTACGAAGGACATGATGTAGGCGTTATAGCTCAAGAAATTGAAGCTGTGCTGCCTGAGGTAGTTGAAACAAGAGAGGACGGTTATAAAGCTGTTGATTACAAAAAAATAGTACCATTACTTATAGAAGGTATAAAAGATTTACAAAAACAAATAGACGAATTAAAAAACAAATAATATGGCAATAACTTATAATTGGGACTGCAAAACATTGCAAGTTTATACTAGTCATACTGACTATAATGCTTCACCCATAACAAAAAACAATGTAGCATACGCGGTTATATGGGAATTAACAGGAACAAATGATGATGGTGTTTTTGCTACTATAGTTAGAAAAACTATTTTACCTATTAATGATTTATCTAGTTTTCAAGAAAAAAATGATTTAACTAATGAAATAGTTAAAGGCTGGGTGTTTAAAATAATAGGCCCAGATATGAAAGCGGCTTACGAAGCTGAAGTAGCCCATCTTGTCAATGAAAAAGTTTCCCCGACTGAAATAACAGTTATATTAGAATCGTAAATGGCATTACAAACTAGTGGATCAATATCTATAAGCCAAATAAAAGCAGAGGTTGGCGGTACCAGTAGTTCACTGAGAAGTTTATCAAATACCGCAGGTAAATCAATACCGGATGGTATGCAAGAATTTTATGGGTATAGTGGTGCTCCTACGTATAATTACAATAGTAATATGCAAGTGGGAAGTGGACAATATTATTCTAGCATAGCGTATGGGTACGCTAATACCGCTAGTATTCATGTATTCGGTACTTTTGGATTTTTATATCCCGCGAGTTTTAATTCTCAATCGTTTGATGGTTTGTATTGGCAGGGTAACAAAATATATTTTTATTTTACAATTAGTAAACCTACATGGACAACCTTATTAATAGGAGGCACGAATTTTGGTGGGTCTTCTGGTTGGACAAGTGTTCACAGTAAATTATGGACGTATTCCACGTCAACAAATCCTTTCGGAACAAGTGGCAGTGTTAACATAAGTGCCATATATTAAAATACCTAACAACCACGTGATTATAGTAACATAAGACCAAAACCAATGACTTATTTTTACAAAACCTATTCTTGGTCACAAGGTGACTCAGGAGTACCCGAAGAAACCAGAACTCTTTGGGAGCACATCGCTATGAAAAAAAACTGGCGTATTGTTCAACTACCTAACGGTTTTTTTCAAGCCGAATACAAAGATCCAAAAAATGAAGAAAATTGGATTGATGTAACAAGGCGCGAAACTTTAGAAAGCTGTGAAGCCGCCATTGATGGAAGCATATCGCATTACACAAAAAAGCTTGATTTTTTAAAAGGACCTAAAATAGTTAAAACCTTCAAATAACCGCTTATACTAAAAAATTTAATTAAATGGAATATAATAACCCAAGTGAGATAGTAAAGGATCTGTCCTTCGGAACAGATGCTAGAACAAAAATAATGGTAGGTGTTGATAAATTAACTAAAGCAGTTAAATCAACCCTCGGCGCTTCTGGTAAATGTGTAATTTACGAGGACGCTCTCGGAAGGCCGGTGATAACAAAAGACGGAGTAACCGTTGCGGAAAGCGTAGTCTTAATTGACCCGGTCGAAAATATGGGAGCAACCCTTATAAAAGAAGCCGCCAAAAACACAGTGAAAGAAGCAGGTGACGGTACTACTACAGCTACCGTCCTTGCTCATTCGCTTTTGAATTTAGCAAATAAAGCAAAAGATCAAAACAATATAAGAGATATAAAGAAGGGGATAGAAACAGGATTAGAAAAAGTTAATAAAGAGCTTACTAGTAAAGCAGTAGACGTTGAAGGGGATATGCTGGAAAATGTAAGTTCAATTAGTTGTAATAACGATAAAAGCCTCGGAAAGATTATATCGCAAGCATATTCGAAAGTGGGTAAGGACGGAGTAGTCCTTATGGAAGAGTCTGAGACCGAAAAAACAAATGTCGAATTTGTTGAAGGCACACAAATAGATTGTGGGCTCAAATCGCCATACTTTGTAACAGATAAGGATAAAGGAAAAGCTGAACTAGATAACCCGTACGTAATGATAGTTTCTTCTCCAATCCCCAACATTCGTAAAATTCAGAATGTACTAGAGTTTGTAATCAAAGAAAAAAGAAGTCTGCTTATTGTAGCGACCGTAGAACAGCAGCCATTAGCAGCATTGCTAGCAAATAAAGTTAAAGGCAATATAAAAGTCAATGTGATTGACCTCCCTGGTTTCGGGCCTACTAAACAGGACACAACTGAAGATCTTGCGATTCTTACCGGAGCAAAGGTAATAAACGAAGAGTTAGGAGATGATTTAGATTTAATTCAACCTGATATATTAGGGCAAGCAGCAAAGTCTGTTACAGACGATAAAAACACTGTTTTAACTATAATGGATCAAGGCCCTATTTTAAATGAAAGAATAGAACTGGTTGAAAACAAAATAAAAGAAGAAAAGAATCCCTACTTTAAGAAAAGGCTACAGCAACGATTAGCAATGTTAAATGGATACGTTGCTATCATAAAAGTTGGTGCTAATTCAAAAGTTGAGTTAAAAGAAAAGAAAGATAGAGTTGAAGATGCAATATATGCAACTAAAGCAGCATTACAAGAAGGTATTGTTCCGGGTGGTGGTGTGGCTTTGTTGGATGCATCGTATAGCATAATACCGGAAAACAACGGTGAGGCTATTTTACTGGAGGCAATTAAATCTCCATATGCGACTATACTTGAAAACGCAAATTTAGAATATAAAGAATCAGGGCACACGGGCAAAGGAATAAATGTAATCAATGGGAAAGTTGTTGATATGATTGAAGAAGGCGTTATCGATCCTGTCCTTGTAACTAAAACAGCTCTTAAAAATGCAGTGAGTGTTGTTAATACTATTTTTTCTGCAGATTGTGTAATTAATAACATTCGATTAAATGAAAGCAATTAATTATTACGTTGTTATAGAAAAAATAAAAGAAGCGCCGAAGAAAGTAGGTGGCTTGGAGCTTACAGAAGATCAAAATAAAGACGTTAGGTATTTAAAAGGTAAAGTTATATCTGCTGGAAATTTAGTAGAAAACCTTAATGTAAATGATATAGTACATTATGACAAAATGGCGGGGCACGGAATAGAATGGAAAGATAAGTTGTATTACGTTTTAAAACTTGCGGATATAGTACTTGTGGAATGAGAATAGGTGCTGATGACATAAAAGATTTAAATTTACTAAAATATTATAGGCTCATTCGAAAATGGGCCTGTAAAACTTATAGCCTAAAAGATGCTGATCTTGAATTGCTAATTTATTTAGATTGCAAAGATAGATTTACACGTAATGAATTTATTAATGGTGTGTATACCTACAGCTGGGATAAAGACAGGTGGGAGAGATTAAGAAGAGAGGGCTGGATTGATGTTTGGAGAGAAAGAAATCGTATTACTCAAAAATACACAATATATAAAACAAGTTTTAAATGTAAGCAATTAATTAAACGAATATATCGTATAATGCTTGCGGAAGAAGACTTGCCAACAAGTAAACGAAGTAAATTTTTTAATAACCGATCGTATACAGATAAAGTTTATAATAAAGCTATAGATGATATGATCAAAGATAAAAACAGATAGTTATGCCAAAAGTAGGAAAAAAGAAGTTTGCTTATACCGCAAAAGGTAAAGCAGCTGCAAAAAAATACGCGAAGAAAACGGGTAAAAAAATGTCTAAATAATATTGAGATGAAAAAAAAATTAACTGCTAATCAACTTAGAATAGCTAAAATGGCACCACCATATAATTCAATTACTGGTGCTGATTTTGCTAAATTAAGAAAGAAAAAGAAAAAATAGTTATGCCAAGCAAAAATGCACCATCAAGAAAAAAATCTTTAGGTTACTATAAAAAAGTAAATAAAAAAGGTGGCACTGGTAAAAAAGCTGGTGGCGGAATGACTGCTAAAGGTGTAGCTAAATACAGAAGAGATAACCCAGGCAGCAAACTTAAAACAGCCGTAACAACTCCACCTTCTAAATTAAAGAAAGGAAGCAAAGCTGCTAAAAGACGTAAATCATTTTGTGCAAGATCAAAAGGATGGAAATCTGAAAGGGGTAGAGCCGCTAGAAGAAAATGGAACTGTTAAATGGAAAGTAGAGGGTTAGGAGATTCAATAGCGAAGTTTACTAAAGCTACAGGTATAAAACGTGTAGTTGATAAAGTATCGTCTGGTTTAAACATACCTTGTGGTTGTGAGGCTAGACAGAATGCGTTGAATAAAATTGTCCCATATAAAATGAAAAAAAGATGAGTAAACCAAAAAAGAAATTTGCAGAAACTACTGTAGGTAAACTTTTGTTTGGTGCAGCTTCATTAGTTAACCCTACTTTGGGTAATTTAATTAGTGGTGCTTCAACCCCAGCAGAGGCTATAGCGGCAATAGGTAAATCCGATGTTAGCAGCGAAGATAAAATAAAATTACAGCAACTTATATTTGAACAACAAAATAAAGAAATGGAAAGCATCACCTCAAGGTGGGAGGCGGATTCCATGTCAGATTCCTGGCTTTCGAAAAATGTACGCCCGCTAGTTTTAGTGTGGTGTATTGTTATATTTTCATTAGCGGGGATATTGGATAGTGTTGAATCAATACCATTCCATATAGGTGAAACATGGAACGATACTTTTGAAAAAGTTATGATGAGTGTTGTTTTGGCATATTTTGGTGGACGAAGTGGAGAAAAAGCTGCAAGTTTATTAAAAAAGTAATACATGGCTAGAATTAGTACATATAATTTAGACAATACCGTTTCTAAAAACGATAAAGTTATAGGAACAGATTCCTCAGGGAATGGTACTAAAAATTTTAAACTAGAAAATATTGTAGGGTTTTTAAATACTTCAGGCCTAATTAATTTAAACGGGGTAGTAAATAAATTCACGCCACAGGGTGGAAGCTTATTGTCAGGACATTTTAAATTACCTTCAGGCGGAACAGGGGTTGCTTTTGATTCAATAACATCTTTGAAAGTTTCTATAAATAACTTGGATAATTTAAACATGGTTGAGTTCTATAATCATTTAGTAGATCAAGGATTGAAAATATCTAACGTTGATAATATAAGTGAATTTGGCCATTATGCTTTTATAAGCGCAGTCCAAGCTAACCCATCAGATAATTTTTTAACATTTAACTTAGGTTATTTAAATGGCAATGGTACTTTAAGGGATGATAAATATTATTTATTTAATCTAGATAACTCAGGTAGAACAGATAAAAATTTTATTACATCTAATATTAATTTCATTGCTAATTCAACTCAAACAATAGCCCACAATTTAGGTAAGTTCCCATCTGTAACAACAGTTGATTCAGCGGGATCTCATATAGTGGGCGACATTCAACATATAGACAACAATAATTTCACTATAACATTTAAAGCCTCATTTCAAGGTAAAGTATACGTAAACTAATAAACTATGGCACTCTCATATTTAACAGATATTAATTTAAACAAAAACGAATTACAAAATGCGGTAATTCAGAAACTAGCCACTGACCCGTCGTCCGGGCAAACCGCGGGTTGGATAATATATAATACGTCAGACAACCAATTAAAAGTTTACGATGGTTCAAATTGGACCAATGTAGGTGGTGACATAACTGGCGTTAATATAACAGCTGGAACTGGATTAACAGGAACAGTAAGCACAACATCCGGGCAACACACTCAAACAATTGATTTAGCTGACACAACGGTAACGGCTGGTTCGTATGGTTCTGCCACAGCGATACCAACATTTACTGTAGATGCACAAGGTAGATTAACGGCAGCTGGAACCGCTTCAATTAGTACAGATTTAACAATTGCAGCAGATAGTGGGTCTGATGATGTTGTTTCAGTTGGAACTGACACTTTAACATTTTCTGGAACTGCAAACGAAATTGATACTGCAGTAAGTAATAATGAAATAACAATTGGATTAGTTGCAAACCCGACGGTTTCTGGTAACTTAATAGTTTCTGGAAATTTAACAGTATCGGGCACAACAACAACTGTAAATACAGAAACAATAAATCTTGCTGATAATATAATTACTTTAAATAGTAATGAAGCAGGCACCCCAAGTGAAAATGCAGGTATTGAAGTTGAAAGAGGAACTTCAGATAATGTAGTATTTAGGTGGAATGAAGGTACAGATATTTGGGAACTTACTAAAGATGGAACTAACTACTACGAAGTACAGACTGTTGGTGAAAGCACTTATGCAACATCAATAGGTGATGGGTCCGCAACTTCTTACACTGTAACACACAATTTAGGTTCTCAGGATGTAATTGTGCAGCTTTACGACAATAGTTCATTAGATACAGTTTACGCAGACGTAGTAAGAACATCTACATCAGTTGTAACAATTGATTTCAACTCTGCACCAACAACAAACGATATTAGAGTACTTATTACAAAAATAGGTTAATATAATTTTATAAATTTAATATGGCAAATCGCTTTCTTAGTAATATAAGAATTAACGACGCGTATACTTTCCCAGCGTCAGATGGTAGCAGTGGACAAGTTATCACAACTGATGGTTCTGGTAATTTATCTTTTTCGGAAGCTGGAACAAGTGATGCAGCCTCTGTAATTTATAGAGATAATTTCACTGGAGATGGGAGTACGGTGTCATTTGATTTACAAAATTCAATTACTGATGAAGACCAAACACAAATATATATAGATGGTGTTTATCAAGAAAAAGACACGTATTCCGTATCGGGATCAACAATAACCTTTACAACTGCACCAATTAGTGGTCACAGCATAGAGGTTATTTCTATTTCAGCTATAAACACAGGGCCTACGATTATTTATCAAGATAATTTTACAGGCAACGGCTCAGCAACAGATTTTACGTTAGCAAACGCTATAGACAATGAAGTTAAAACTTTAATATTTTTAAATGGTGTTTATCAATTTAAAAATACTTACAGCGTTGACTCAACTACACTTAGTTTTGATGCAGCTCCAGCGAATGGAGTGGACATAGAGGTTATCAGTATTGCTTCAGCTACGCAAGCAGACAGTTTACAAGCTGGTTCTGTAATTGTGCCTGTAAAAAATACACATAATGCAAGCATATCAAAAGGAACTCCAGTATACATTAGCGGTAACGTTGGTAATTCAGCAAGATTACAAATAGCACCAGCAGACGCAAGCAATAGTGCTAAAATGCCAGCAGCAGGATTGTTACTAACTACGCTTGCTGTAAATGCAGAAGGCTATGCAATTACAGGCGGCTATTTAAGAAACATTACAACAGACACAATTGATGGCACAAGCACAACATCAAACGATACTGTATATGTAAAAGCTGGTGGTGGTTTAACAATGACAAAACCAACTGGTAGCAATTTAATCCAAAACATTGCTAAAATTGCAAGATCCTCTAGTGGCAATTCAGGTTCGTTATTGGTATCATCAATACTTAGAACAAACGATATTCCCAATATTGCTAACGATCATTTTTGGTTAGGTAATTCTTCTAGTGTGGCAACGGCTACATCATTTCCAACAGAAGTTGGTAATTATTTAACAACAAACAGCTACGCAACAGAAAACTATGTAGATACAGAAGTTGCAGGGTTAGTTGCTTCGGCTCCTACAACGTTAGATACCTTAAATGAACTAGCGGCAGCATTAGGTGATGATCCTAACTTTGCCACAACTACAGCTAATAGCATTGGCACTAAACTCCCTTTGGCTGGTGGTACATTAACTGGAGGATTGACGGGAACAAATGCAACTTTTAATGGTCAATTAACTGTAAATCCTAACGCAACTACAAGTGTAAGAATTGGTACCGGAGGAACAAATGCAGGTTTAGTATTTGGAGCAGTAGGGGATGAGCTTTATATAGGCGCAAACAATACTCATCAAATTAGGTGTAAAACTAATAATGATGTAGAATTTGTTGCCAACGCAACTTTTGCAGGTAATATAACTGTTAATAAAACTACAGGTGTTGCAATAGCTGATATAATAAGTGGAGATAATTATTCTGTTCTTACTTTACAAGGCGGACAAACTGGAGATGCTGCAAATGGTTTTGGTATTTATTCAGGTTATCCATCAGCAGGAGATTTTACCATACGAGAAAATGGAGTTGCTAATTACTTAACAATAGCCAAAACAACTGGTAACGCAACTTTTGCAGGAGCAATAACAATATCTAAAACTTCAAGTGCAGATTTAAGATTACATTCATCAACATATTCTGCTGATTTTAATTTAATAAGTGGTGCAACTGGCGCAAATAAACTTGGTATATATGACAATAATGGAGGTGCATATAGGTTAATTATAGACAGTTCTGGAAACATAGGAATCGGGACGACTCCAAAAGCTTGGACAACTGCAGGCGGAACTAAAGCCTTGCAAATTTCTACAAGAGCTGCTTTGTGGGAAGCCTATAATGGAACATACCTATCTAATAATATGTATTATGATGGTGGTGAAAAATACATAGAATCAGATGAAGCTGCACAAATATCTCTTGGTGGAGATGGTACAATATATTTTCGAAATGCTGTAAGTGGTACTGCGGATGCAGCACTTACTTGGAACGAAAGAATGCGTATAGACAGTTCTGGAAACGTAGGAATTGGAATAACTAACCCTGACTACAAATTAGATGTAGCTGGTAACTTCAGAATAAATGAAGGTAGCGCCTTTACAGATCTTGACATTAAATCTGATAGAACAAGCGGTAACATTGGTGGTGTAAATTTTGTAAATGCGTCTGATGCGATCAAAGGTCAGATATATGGACACACCGATGGCTCTGTTAAGATAGGAACAGGAGGAACAAGTGTCGCAATGGTTTTAGACAGTTCAGGAAACGTAGGAATTGGGACGACTACGCCTTCAAGTTTACTTCATTTAGAATCAACTACAGGTAGTGTTTTAACTCTTGAAAGAAATGATACTTATTTAGGTGCGGGGAATGTTATCGGTGATATAAATTTTGATGCAAATGTGACAGGAACAACTATTGCTTCAATAAAGGCTCGTGCATCAGAAACTGGAACAACAAAAACTTATTTACGATTTGATACTAACGATGGTTCTTCTACAGCAGAAAGAATGCGTATAACATCTGGGGGTAATGTAGAAATTGCATCTGGAGGAAAATTAACTTTAAATAATACAAGTGGTAATAATTGGAGTTTTTTAAGTTTTACTAACGGTAGTTTATTTTTACAAATAGGAGCAGCAAATTTAGGAAGATTTGATGGAACTTCAGGGGCATATACTGCTATGTCAGATGTTAATAAAAAGAAAGATTTTGAAGATTCTAAAATAGGTTTAAAAGAAGTTATGGAATTACAACCTAAACTTTATAGAATGAAAGAAGATGCTGAAAATTCAGATAAATTATTAGGATTTATTGCACAAGAAGTAAAAGAATCTATACCTCAAGCGTATGTAGAAAGTGGAGCAGATGATAATAAATTTATAGGTTTAAATCAAATGCCAATAATAGCAGCTTTAACAAAATCAATACAAGAACTAAAAGCAGATAACGATAGCTTAAAAGCTAGAATAGAAACGTTAGAAAATAATTAATATGGCACAAACTAAAGTAAAACTTATATCAGACGGGGTAATAGTCCAGGGTAATTTGCATGTTAGCCACGGTATCACAACTGCTGATATTGGTGAAGGCAGTAACTTGTATTATACAGACGCTAGAGTAGGTTCTTACTTATCAACAAATAGTTTTGCTACAGAAAGCTATGTAGGCACACAAATAGCTAATTTAGTTGATTCGTCGCCTTCAGCGCTTAATACACTAAATGAATTAGCTGCAGCACTTGGTGATGACGCAAACTTTAGTACAACAGTTACCAATTCGATTGCATTGAAAGCACCGTTAGCTTCACCTAGTTTTACGGGTAATGTCGGAATCGGAACAAATTCG